CCGTCTGATAGAGGACCTACTGTGTAGACGCTAGATAAATTTGGTGATCCAGGAACACTTACTTGAACATATATCTCACCAGATCCTCCAGGAATTCCGGCTAATGTCCAATTAGTTGTTGTCCCGGTTGCAACAGTTGCACCTGTTGTAGATTTTTCCCATAAGAATATTGGTCCTTCATTGAAATAATTATAGTTACTAACTCCATAAGCTGGTCCGTCAAATGAATATTGTGCATATATTGTGCCTGCAGGGATTGCTTGGCCACCGGTTGAATCTAATGTAGCAGTTACTGCCCAATCAGATGTGCTTGATGTTACAGTTTGTGCGGAGAAACTTGCGGTTACTGTACTGTATTTAGATACGACCGGAGCTAATCCATTACCAGAAGTTCCAACTTTTACCCAAACAGAGCCTGATGGGCGAGGATAAGTTTGACTTGCTTGCCATAATGGCATCTGAGATGCTGTACCAAATAGTAACGCTGGTTGATAGAAGGTACCACCTGTTGTAAGTCCACCGTCATCAGAAATACCCAAATCATCAAGCACTGATCCAACAGTTTGAGTTAGTACTAATGATACAGCTTCGTTACTCATTGGTTGTGATGAATAAATTTCTAATTTATTTGAACTAGTTGCTATTGCGCTTACGTATGTCCAACCTAAATCATTGATTAAAGTTGCGATACCTGCGGCTGAATTATCAGGACTTGCAGGAACGGTGATAGTAGCATTCAATGCACTAGCTCCACTAGAACCACCTAAAATGATAGTAAATGCATCACCTGCAGTCAATGGATTAGTAGTTGAAGTACTTGAGTCTGCTCCTTGAACTGTAGGTACATCATTAGACCAGGCTGCAGAACCTAATGTCACCCATTCATTTAATGTTGTTTTATAAAAATATGTACTGCCATCATTTGGGTTAGTTGTCGTTGGGGCAATAGCATTGATAGCGTATTGTCCAATATTACCAATACTGTTTAACGGAACACCACTGCTTAAGCTAGTAGTCTCACTAATAACAATAGGTACTTGTAATTCAAATTGACCAGTGGATGCATTGAATTCATAAATGCCCCAAGTACTTGTTGTAGTGTCTAACCAATATGTACCATTAGCTGGAGCACCTGTTGGGCGGCTTGTTTGCCCAACTAAACTAGCTAAATCAATGTCAGCACGTAGAACATAACAACGATTTGTAGCACCTAATAGACTGTAAGCAGCCAATAGACCATATTCATTAAGTTCATACCCTTGAATTGGTGTACCATTTGTAGTCGTATAGAAGAAAGGAGTACCATACAAGCTGACCAAATCTCTCTGACTTGTTACTTGATATAGTTTACCTGCATTTGCGGCTGTTGTAGCCGGAGCTACAGCAGTACCTGAACCGTCTGCTTTATTTTGTGCTGTTGCTAAAACAACTAGAGGAACTGAGTTTGTTGGGGCTGGAAGATATTGACTTTGGTCAATAATCGTTACTTCTACGCCTGGAGATGTTAATGCCATTTTATTTTTTCCTTTATGTAAAATTATGAGGTTTACTACCTAAATTGCATACTATTATTTATCGAAGGATCAAAAAAAAGCCGATTTAGTGTGCCTTCGAAGGTTTTACTAAATACATTATGCCACTTCTCAGACCCATCTGTCCTAAATGTAATAAGAATTATAAAGCTATTAATTATGTCCGTAAAGGTATAACACATTATCGTAGTACTTGTGATGAATGTGGTCGTAAGAAAAATAAAGAGAAGCCTAGAAAAGCTAACTGGACAACAGGAAATTATAAGAAAAAAGCCACATGTGATTTATGTGGCTTTAAAAGTCTGTTCCCCTCACAAATTACAGTCTTCCATATTGACGGCAATTTAGAGAATATTGCTCAATCTAATTTGCGTAGTATTTGTTTAAACTGCGTTGAGGTTGTTAAAAAGAAAGAAGTTAACTGGAAACGTGGTGATTTACAAGTTGACTATTGAGTTGACCTGTTTATGTAACTCATCAATTGATCCGTTGTTATCAATATAGTGGTCATATAATAATCCAATGCTACTATATTCACTAGCATGGACACTATAGTTTGCTAATTCAATCATAGCTTTTTGATGTTGTTCACTGCGTTCAGGTTCGTTATTATAATCTACCGCCGCACTATACCATATAGGTCGCTCACCTCGACTAACACGCATTGTAACGCCACCTACAGTTTTAATAGAATTGACTTCATTGGCAAAACGACAGTCGGTAATGACAATGTTATCACTAGTCTGTCGTAGTTTATTCTCTACGCTAGCAACCCAAATGTCTTTATGAAACCCATTGCGACATACTTCCGTGCCCCAATATTGCAATACCCACCTAGGAGTAATATCTAGTCCTAGTCGTTCACTCCACCATTCATCACGTTTTTCACGCCACTCTCGGCTAGACTTAGTTGAACCTTCTAAGTATTCTCGGTTCCAACCAAATACACTGGCTACTGCATCTTTAAGACTTGCCGCAAAACTGACACGTTTAAATCCATGAAATGTACAAAGGTAGTCAGCAATAGTATCTTTGCCGCTACCAATTAATCCTGTAATTCCGATAATCATATGGTAACTCCTGTAGTATAATATTATACTACAGGAGTCAGATAAAGTAAAGAGATTATTTTACCCTTGTACCCAAGTTAGTGGTTGACTGTAATCTACATAACGTTTCAACTCATCAATAAGTTGTTCCATTCCGGCCTTGCCCTCAGCCTTCATAGCTGTTCCATTTAATGTGCTACCACCGCCTGGACCTGCAATGGTTCCAAACTTCTCACGTGCTTCGCCGATAATTAATTTAAGATTAGCTAAAATAAAGTCACCAATCCAAACACCAGAACCAGGATCCTGTAGTAATACTTCTTCTGTGCGTTGTACGTCAGCCCAAATTAATATGCGTTCTCCTGTACCCTTTGGATCACGTACAATACGTAATGCCTTTGTAACTGGGTCGAACGTATAGGTAACATAACCTCCAAACATACGTGCGGCTAATTCAACATAACCTGCATAGAAGTCGTATGTTGCTAATCCACCGGCAACGTTGTAGTTTAATAGATATGTGTTTAGAATCGCACTGCTGAATGGGTCGAATGAACTAGACCCGGGACCTGTTTCTAAACCAACTGTTCTGCGATACAAACATCTTACATTAATAAACTCTTGTGGTAATGTATATGTGTCAATGTTTTTTTCAATAGTCATTAAAGTGTATGACTCGGCAGTAGCATTTTGTGCTCTTTGGCGATATACTTTAATTGCATAGTTATATGCCGCTTCATAATGTTGAGGGTCCAACTCAATATCAATAATGCCGCTACCTAAACGAAATGCTAGATTATTAAAAAGGCCCTCTTTTAATTGGTCTAGTGTTAGACCAGAAGGAGTAGAAAGCGGATTAGCTGTTGGGTATGTTGACATATGTGTTACCTAATAATAGTATTTATCAGGTAACACAGTCTATCACAAATCCCCGGGTTTACGATTTTCACTGTAATGTGCATCAAATTTACCGCCAGGATAACGTGATTCTAATTTACGCACATTTTCATTAATTACATCGTTTGGATCAAGATTTAATGCACGACATGCGTTAATCCAATACCACATAATATCCCCTAACTCACGTTTCATGTGAAATAGATTTTCATCAGTAAGTTGTTTACCTTGAAAGAAAATCTTTTTAGGGATTTCAATAAATTCACCTGACTCTGCCGCCAATCCTAAACAAGCAGTCAGCAACAATGGAACATTGATATCAGGACCATATGTAAATGTAGCTATGTCAGTGTTGGCATCAACTTCATCGCACCGATCTAGAAAAGTTGTTAAATCGTTGCTAGTTTTGCTAGTTACCGCCTCAACAAAATCTTTGTATTTGTTTAAATCAATAGTCATTGCATACCCCAAGCATCAAAAATTAGGACACTTCCTACAAAAAGTTGAATTGCACCATTAGCAGTATTTCCCATTGCCAATAGACTTAATCCACTTAGTACGTTTATTGTACCTACTGTATACCCGATTTTTTTACGGTTTTCAGATAACCAAAAAAGAACTTTATCTAACATATTAAAACGCCTTTAAAATAATCATGTTTTCATTAAAGCGACCATTAGGTGTAGTAGCGACTGCTTTAATGTCTTTAAAATACTTACGTGCCGCAGGCTTGCTACCCATAACTTCTTTAAGTTGCTCGCCGGGTTTACGTAATGTTTTAACCTCGCTTTGTGCAGTATCAAAACCAATCAATGTACTACCTTTAACAGTAAATGCTTTGCTATATTCATCTGCAACATAGTGATGTAGTTTACGTTTTGCAGTATCATAAACCCATGCTTCACTTGCACCGTGTAGTTTTGTAGAATGAATACTAATCAAATCAATTTTGCTTGCAGTATCTTTAAATGTT